GGACTTGCCTCGTCTGAAAGATATTATCAAGTTCCAAGAGCCTAAAGAATATAGGCCAATGGCTAATCCACAAGAGCCGCCTCAAAAACCTCAGGTAACAGTTCGTGAAAACATTCGTAGAAGCGTACCCACTGGTGGAACCTCTGGTGCAAGGGCAAATGTAATGCAACAAGTTTTGTCTGGTGGTCAACCAACTGACCAACAAGTTAATATGATGGGGCGACAGCCCGCAGGTTAAAGGAGATTGATATGCCTAAGGTAGGTGGAAAGAAGTTTTCGTATACAAAAAAAGGTAAAGCTGCTGCTAAACGGTATGCCAAGAAAAGCGGAAAAAAAGTCAGGAGTAAGAAATACTAATGGCTAGAAATAAGTATTATTACCGGAACAAAGAAGGCGAGCTTGGTTGGCATGACCAACCACTGCCTAAGTTTGGTGAAGAGAATAAGAAAAAACCGGATAGGAACTTCGGTGCCAATGGATGGTCTTCGGGCCTGTCTAGCTTGGCAGCGTCAGTCCATTCCAGTCAAACCAATGAGTTTAGGCAAGATGCTAAAGACCATGGTTTTACTGGGGTGGACTTTACTAATGATGGAACGGCTGTTTTTTCCAGCAGGAATGAACGAGCTAAATATTTAGCCCACCGGGGTTTATATGACCGTGACGCTGGTTACAGTGACGGTGCGCCCCGTAGTTTTTAGGAGGGGATTATGAGTGAAGAAGAAGAAGCAATTGAATTAACCGATAACGATTATGCAGTTATTGACGAAGTAAATTCAGAATTCAGTTCAGAAGAAACTTCAGAGGAAGTGGAATCTGATATTGTAGAAGACGATGTAACATCAGAAGATGAATACAGTGACGTTGAAGAATCCGTCACTGAAGAACCTAGTTCGACTGGTTATAGCCGGGAACAACTAGACGGTGCTGCTGCACACTATGGATTAGACCCGACCAAGTTTAGTTCAGACGAAGCTCTTGTGAATGCACTTGAGGTTGTTGGTCAAACTCAAGGACAATTGCACGAATGGAATCAATGGTATCAGCAGCAACAACAGGAACCAGAGCAATATGATGAAAGCTCTGAAGATTCGACATTTAGAGTAAATCTAGATGAAGATTACGATGAAGGTTTACGAGATGCTATTGATGATGTAGCCGCACGAATGCAGCAACATTACGATGGTCATATCCAAAATCTTTACAACACTGTCCAAGGGCAGCAATACTACGTTAATCAATTACAGCAGCAAGAACAGTCACAGCAAGTTACTGGGCATATAGATGTATTTAATCAATCTATCCAGAACCTAGGTGAAAGTTCTTTGTTCGGTGATGGTGATTACATGAGTTTAGAAACCGGTAGTCAAGAAGCACAGAACATGGAAGCTGTATATGATAGAGCTACTGTTATTGCCACTGGATACCAAGCACAGGGCATGGAAGTTCCAGCAATGAACGATTTGGTGGAGCAAGCGTATGCTTCTGTATTTAGTAATGAAATTAAACAACAAGCACAAAGAAGGGCCAATGACCGAGTTCGTAAAGCATCCGCTAGACGGCTAGGTTCAGGGTCTTCAGTGTCTTCGCAAACCATGCCTATGAGTGGTGAAGACCCGCTGGAGAACCCGCTTCTCAAAGAGTTTTATGAAAACGCTATGAGAGAAAACGGCACTCTTTAATATTTAATAAGGAAATCGAGGTATGGCATTATTACCAGACCAACTCGATGACTTCGTAAATCTTACTCTTGACCAGTTCAAGAAAAAGAAGTGGATTGACTTGTCTCTTGACCAGCAACACCACATTTTTGCACAGAAGTTTTTGAGTGGTAAAACCCGTGAGCCGGTTAACGGTGGTGTTCAGTTAAACTGGAAGGTTCAAACTAGCAACACGGGTACGGCTAAATTTAGCGAACTGTATAGCGTAGATGCTACTGCTGTCAAAGATTTGACAACTGAAGCAAAGCAACAGTGGACTAAAAGTACGGTCAACTTCAGCTACGATGTAGACGAAGATGCAATGCAATCTGACCGTGAAACTATTATTCGTGAACTTCAGGTTCGTGAACACTCGATGTACAACGACTGGTTCGAGTTGATGGAAGAAGCTCTCTGGAGCGCACCTTCATCTTCGACTCAATCTCCTCGTCGTCCATCTGGTATTCCTTTCTGGATTCAGAAATCTTCAACAACACCTGCTGGTGCATTTACTGGTGGAGACCCATCTGGGTTCTCGTCAGGTGCTGGCGGCATTGCTGTAGCAGATGTACCGAACTGGAAGAACTGGTCGTTTAACTACACCAGTGCTGGTTCACGAGATGACTTAGTAGAGAAAGCACGTAAAGCGTGTGAGTTTACTCAGTTTATGGCTCCTAAACAGTACGCTGAACTAGGCGGTGGAAAGTCTGATTCCGATTGGGCGTTCTACACAACCTACAACGTGCAGTCGAGCTTGGAAAAGCTACTTGAATCTCGCAATGACAACCTCGGTGTTGACCTTGCCAAGTATGCTGGTGCCGTGACGCTGAAGGGTAATCCAATCATTTGGGTTCCTTACCTTCAGAACAACGACAGTTCCAATCCGTTCTACGGAGTAAATCACCGTGTATTCAAATGGTTCTTCAAGCAAGGCCGTGAAATGCTTCGCCACGCTCCTAAGGAAGCAGCAAAGCAACACACAGTCCGTGAAGTCCATATGGACACATGGGGTAACTTTGTATGTTACAACCGCCGTAAACTCTTTGTTGGCTATGTAGCCTAATTGACTCAGAAAGGAGTTTATAACGATGGGTGATTTATACCTTAAACCGCAACGAGGCGTAGGCAAAGTTTTGCGTGGCCTCTCTCCAAACATCTTTGCACAGGCTCCATTGGCTGAATTAGCAGTCGGTGGAGTTAGTGAAGGGTTTGGAATCTTGGATGACTTTTTGTCAACAACCATAGCTGTAGCTGAAAGTGGTGGAGCCGCTGACGGTTCCGATGCTGCTCAAGTTGGCCAGTGGCTTCTTACTAAAGCAACTGCTGGTACTGCTCTTCAAGACCCTGCCGCCAAAGGTGGTGTGTTGCTGCTGGATTCTGCCAGCACAACTAACAACGAAGGTGCGCAGATTCAATTGGGCGGTAACGGCATTGCTGCTTCCAGTTTTATCCCGAACGCTAATGCGAAAATCTATTATGAAGCTCGCATTAAGTTGGCCGACATTGGCTCAACAACTGTTCAGGCTTTTGCTGGGTTGTCTGAAGTTGACGCAACTTTGTTTGCTACAGCAGCAAACTCTTCAGCTAATCATGTTGGATTCGAGGCAATCAATACGACTGCCATGGGAATCCATAGTGAGAAAGCTGGGAGTCGTAGTTCGACTGCTTCGGTTCACACTGTAGCAGATGGAACTTACGTTAAACTTGGGTTTGTCATTGATGGCTTGACTAAGATTACGCCGTATGTAAACGGTGTAGCCAAGACTGCCATCACCACGAATATTCCAATCGTGGAGTTGACACCTAGTTTTGTTTGCCACAGCTCTGGAACAACTGACCCAATCATGCACATTGACTGGGTTGCTTGCTATCAGGTTGAGCAAATCGACAACTAATTGTTAGTCTAAAGTAGGGTGTAGTCAGTATTCTCTGGCTACACCCTTACTTTAATTGGAGGGGAAAATGCCAGAAGAACATAAGCACATACAGATTCTTTCAAATGAAATAAGAGAAGTGTTGGGCGGCTTGAATGCTGTGCAGCAAAAAGCTCTTGATGAAGCCCATGAGATTTATCACAAGCGAGCCACTGGCCCATTGCCTTGGGAAGTTCAGGTTGCAATTGTTTCAATTGCTAAAAGCCAGAGCAAAACGCCGGTTAAAAAGAAAGTTGCGACTAAATGAGTTTTGTTAGAAACGAAGCTGTAACTGGGTTTACCTTTGGTCTTGTAAACAAGACTACAGGTGCTGCCCTTACAGGCGTAGCCAGTGCAATTGGCAAATATATAACCAAAGATGGTGGCACTCAGGCCAGTATTGCGGGTTCAATTGCAGAAGAAGGCAACGGCCAATACAGCGTTAATCTAACAGCGGCGGAAATGAACGGGGCTGTGATTGGCCTTCTGTTTACTCATACAAACGCAGTGCCTGTTAGTTTTAATATTAAGACTATTGGAAGTCCTGCTGACACAAGTACAGAATCAACCTTATCAATTAACCTAACTCAACTTCGTAAAGATGTTGGTTGGCACTATCTAGGTGAACGTGATTCATCTAATTGGTCTACCGATGAGTTAGCACAAATTGATGAAATAATTAACTCCGGGTTGCGTCAATTCTACCATCCAGTGCCTGTGATGGGAGAAAGGTTAAGCCATAAGTGGAGTTTCTTGGAGCCAACAACTACCCTCACGACAGTTGCTGGAACGAATAAATATCAATTGTCAGCCAACTTTGGTGGGCTAATTGGTCTTATGACGTATTCTTCAGGAGACAGTAGATGGTTCCCCATTGAATTGACGGGAGAACATCGCATCCGAATCCTCCAGCAAAGAGATTATGGGGATGTTCGTTCAGACCCTAAACTTTGCGCAGTCAGGGCAAAGACGAGCGATGGTTCCAATGGTCAGAGATTTGAACTTATGTTATATCCCACTCCTGATGCGGGATATACAATTTCATATCGTTATCATGCCTTGCCCGGAAAACTAACTGCCAGCTATCCTTACCCATTAGGAGGTGAGGCTCACGCTGAAACTATACTAGAGTCTTGTCTTGCTGTGTCAGAGTCAAGGCTTGATAACACTGCGGGAATACACAATGCCGCATTTCAACAACGATTAGCTGCTTCAGTTAGTTATGATAAAGTTTTGCAAAGTCCTGAATATTTAGGATACAACGCAGACAGAAGTGATGGCCGAGCTATTTCAGAAGCGGAAAATAGAGCCATGAACGGTGATATTGTTAAGTATAATAGCAGCTATTACACAGATATTAACCCATAGGTGAGACATGTATACAACACCACAAAATGATGTACTTTCATCAATTACTGTAGCGGCCAGCATTGGTGATTCTGACCCCATTGTTTTTAAGGGGTTCACCGGAGGTGTAGTTATTTTACACCCTGACTCATCGAGTCCTACAACAACACTTAATTATTATGTTGCATCTACTGAAGGTGGAACGTATTACGAATTAAAGAATGCCTCAGGTGCTGTACAAGATACAGTAGCTGTCGAAAAGGCTTGGCCGTTACCCGCTGAACTAAAAGGTGCTGCCTACATTAAATTACTTGGAAATAACGCAGGTGTCGTAGACCTGCACCTCACAAGCTCATAGGAGAACTTAAATGAGTGGACATAATATTTTACAGCAACTAGCTCGTGAACCAGAATTGGAAATTGTAGACCCCGGTAACGGTGGAACAATTCCTGTCGATAGAACACTTGGCATTTGTTCCGTTGTTACTGCTGCTTCTGAAACACGAAAGATAGCATCTCCAGCGAGAGCAGGTATTATTATTGCTATCTGCTTTAAGACTGACGGTGGTGACGTAGCTATCACTGGTTCAGGAAGCGAAATCCTTAACAGTGGTGCGGGTACTGAAACTACTGCAACTATGGCTGATGCCGGTGACTTACTTGTGCTTATGAGCATTGAAAAAGGTGCAGCACTTGTGTGGTCTCCTGTTGCTAACAACGGAGCAGCGATGAGCTAATGGGTCGTAATCGGACAAGGTTTGATATGCCTTGGCCGACGAAAGGACTCGTTGAATCGCTAGGTTACGAAACGCAACCTCGTGGTACTACGGTTGATTGCCAAAATGTTAGAGCTTATGACCCCGGCACGGGACGCGCCCGAGGTGGGCAGCGTGCTGGGTTAGCAAAATATGTGAATGCTAGAACCGCAGACGGCAAAGTCCAAGACATCGGCCAAGTAGTAGGTAGGGACACTCCTTCTGACCAGACAGAAGTGGGTGCGCGTACTGTCTACAATTACGCAGTTACCAATGGTACTGTAGCTAAAGTTACAACTAGTGGCTTTACTACAGCAACCAACGGTAGCGGTGCGTTGTCTTCTGCTGTGCCTGCGGTTTTTAGTGCTGAGATGTTCGGCGTTGTTTATTTTGCCGATGGTGCCAGCGTTAAAAAGTGGACTGCTTCTACAAATACGGTAGCTACATGGACGGCATCGTCAGGGGCTCTTCCTGTTGATAGCGGAAATGAACCAAGACTTATTGAATCTTGGAACGGTCGCATTGTCATGAGTGGCATTAGCAGTGACCCTCACAACTGGTTTATGTCAGCAGTGGGAGACCCAAACAATTGGAACTACGCCCCAACTGTGCAGACACAAACACAAGCTGTTGCTGGTAATAACGCAGAAGCTGGTAAGTCGCAAGAT